AACATTTGCTCCCTGAAGATTTCCTGCAATCGCAAGACCTGCTCCGGCGTGAAACTATTCGGCGCAGGCTTCGTTGCCGAGCGCACATTCTCACGCTCCCGACGCTCACGCGGCGGCTTATCGATAGTCGGCACATCCCAGGGCAGGCCGTCTGAAACCACAGGCGCGGCCGCCTGCTCGACCTCATTTAAATCAGGCTGCCGCGCGGCGGCTTTCTTGCCGCCCGATACCAGCGCAAAAAGCTGCCGCATTTCCTTATAGTCGGCATCCGATTTCTTCGGCTGCGCAATCAAAACATGCAGCCGCATTTCCGCAGACGCAGCCACGCGCACCGCCGGACTGCCGCCGTCCCAATTATCGCGGCTTTTCCAAGAATAGACCGCCGGCGCTTTTAGCCCCAAATGTCTGGCAATCTCCGAAATCCGCCAGCCCTGCCAATAAAGCTCACGCGCCATCAAGCGCGGATCGACATTTGGTTTGATTAACGATTCTTTTGTCATCTCTCAAAAAATAAAAAAGTCTGAAAACCAAACAATCAATGATTTTCAGACCGCCTTAAACCCAAACGCCTTTTAAAAAAATCCTCAAAAATCGCAAAGCATAGAAAAACCGTCCATCGCTTGCCAAACTATGCCCATCCTCACGCGAGACATCCCCCCATGACCTATAAAAAAACCGATTGGCGCGTCATCGGCGTCAGTGGCGAAACCGCAGACGGCCGCACCATCTCATCCAAAGAGCTGCAAGAAATGGCCGACCAATACGACCCCGAAATCTACGGCGCGCGCATCAATCTCGAACACATGAATTTTCTGTTCCCCGATTTCGCCGGAGGCTATGGCGACGTCGTCGAACTCAAAGCTGAGCCGTGGGCGAAAGACGAAACCAAAACCGCCCTGCTGGCCAAGCTGAATATTACCGAGAGCCTCCAGAAACTCTGGGACAGCGGCCAAAAAATCTACACAAGCATGGAAATCACGCCACGCTTTGCCGACACAAAAAAAGCCTACCTGACCGGCCTCGCCATTACCGACACCCCGGCAAGTCTTGGCACGACCGCAAACTACACCGCCGCCAAGACCAAAGCCGAAGAAAAAATCTTTACCACCTACCGACAAACCGAAACGCAGGAAATCGCCATGACCAAGCCTCAAGACAGCAAACAAGACAGCAACCAAGCCGAAAACCAAGCCAAACCACTGACCGAAGAACACGCAGAAAGCGTTTTTAGCCGCCTGTTTGACAAATATTTCGGCAAAAAAGAAAAGCCGGAAACAACCGACCAAGCTGGGGATTCGCAAGATTACGCCAAATNAAACTGGACGAAAAAATCGAAGCCCAGCAAACCGAATACAACGCCCTGCGCGCCGAGTTTGACAAATTCAAAGCAGAAATCGAAGCCACGCCATATACCGGCCAACGCCAAGAACACAGCGGCAGCCAATCCGCCGACCGCGTTGCTTGGTAAGTAAACCGAAAATCCCCCATCCCTCCAATACCACAGAAAGCGCATCATGAATCAAAAAAAATTGAGTCTTGCCATTGCCGCGATGATTTCCGAGGTTGCCGCCGCTCAAGGCATCAGTAAAGAAGAAGTCGGCAACAGCTACACCATCTCTCCGACCGCCGTACAGACCATGTACGACGAGATTGCCCAAAACACCGAGCTGCTGCAAAAAATCAATCTGCGCCCGAAAACTGAAAAAGTCGGCGAAGTCATCGGCCTTGCCTCCGGCTTGATCGGCAGCAATACCGACACAACTGCGCCAGACAAAGAGCGCAAACCGAAGCCGATTCACAACCTGACAGGCCGTAAATACTCGCTCGAACAGACTAACTTCGACGCGGCGCTGCGCTATGACGAAATTGACCAATGGGCGCACCTGACCGATTTCCCGAAACACATCAACAAAAAAATCGCCGAATCCATCGCCCTGTCTTTGGTCACCATCGGCATGAACGGCACCAGCCGCGCCGCTGATTCCAACGCCGCGACCAACACAATGCTGCAAGACGTTGCCAAAGGCTGGCTGCAAAAAATGCGCGAAGAGAACAAATCACGCTGCATCGGTACCACCGGCACATCGACCGCCTCCGTCCCATACGGCCCCGGCGCAACCGATTACAAAAACCTCGACGCAGTAGTCACAGACGCGCTCAACGTCATGATGGACGAACGCTTCGCCGACCGCTCCGATTTCGTCGTCTTGGCCAGCCGCCGCACCGTTGGCGACAAATACCTGCGCATCGTCAACAAATCAGGCGACACAGCCACCGAAATCGAATCAGGCGGCCGTCTGAACAAAGAGCGCACATTAGGAGGCCTGCCGGTTATGTACGTCCCCAATATGCCGCAAAACACCTTGCTGATTACCCCGTTGTCGAATCTGTCGATTTACTACCAAATCAGTGGCGAGCGCCGCCAAATCGTGGACAACCCGCGCAAAAACCAGCTCGAGAGCCTGCAATCTAAGAACATCGACTTTATCGTCGAAGAATATGGCGCGGCGGTTTTGATTGAAAACCTGACCTACACCAAATAAAAACAGGGGGCGCAAGCCCCCGAAGACAAAAAGAAAGGCCGTATGAAATGACCCTACTCCGCCAGCATTTTGACCAAAACATTGCAGCCGCCGCCGCAACGGACAACATCGACCTCAACGCCCTGACCGTCTATCAGCGCCTCTACAAAAGCCTTAAAGACGACAAAGCGATTTTAAAAAATATCTCCTCCATCCAAGACAAAATCAAAGCCAAAGCCGCCATGATTCCGAATTATTCCGACTGGATTCAAGGCGTCATCGATACCGGCCGCGCAGCCGAAGACGACCAAGTGACCCCGACGATTTTAGTTTGGATGATTGACACAGGCGCGCTCGACGCCGCCATGCCGTTGGCGCAGCTCGCCATCGAAACTCAGATGGCCTCAACCGACGAATACAGCCGCACCATGCCCGAAATCATCATCGAGCAAATGGCCGAGCAAATCAGCGCAGGCAGCGACATCAGCCTGCCCAACCTGCAAACCCTGATTGATTGGGTCACAGCCAAAGCAGACAACGGCCTGCACATCAACAACATGCCCGACCAAATCCGCGCAAAATTGCTCAAAGCCGCAGGCGAGCGCGCCGAAGAACAAGGCGAAGACGAACACGCCCTCGCCCTCTACGAGCAAGCCTACGCCTACAACGCGCGCAGCGGCGTCAAAAAACGCATCGACGCGCTGAAAAAACAGCTCGAAAAATAAAAGCTCCCCCGCCGTATGGCAGACGGTGGCCTGTCTGCAAGCCCAATCCCTTCCAGCCTGCGCCGCCGCCCCTGCCATACCCCCAATAAAAAAGGCCGTCTGAAATGACCGGATTTAACTTTAATACCGCCGCCCCAGCCAACACACAGACCATCGACAAACAACACATCGACAGCGGCGAATTTTGGCCGGTCATCGACCTAGACGAGCTGCGCCGAGATATGCGCATTGATACCACCATCACGCCCGACCGCCTCTTCGACACCGCCGTCAACGCCGTCGCCTACGTCAACGACCAGCTCAAAGACATCATCGCCATCGTCCCATTGGCTCAACACATCAGCCAAACCGACCAACGCCGAATCAACGGCGAGCCGCTCGCCAACATCCGTTACCGCCGCGCCGTGTACAGCTACACCAAAGCCCTGCTCCTAGAGATTTACAACGACTACGACAGCACCGGAAAGACCGCCGCGCGCAGCGACGCCAAACAAGAGACCGCCGAAGACTACCGCCGCGAAGGCCATCACGCCATCGCCGAGCTGCTCAAAAAGCCGCGTATTGACTGCGAGCTGATTTAAAGGCCGGCCGAAATGCACACCAAAAACAACACCATCATCACGCGCGACGGCGACACCATCAGCCGCCTGGCCTACGAGTATTACGGCAAATCCAGTGGCATGGTTGAGCAAATCCTCGCCGCCAATCCAAAACTAAGCCGCCAAGCCGTGCAACTGCCTGCCGGGCTGACCCTCGTCATGCCCAAAATCGAACAAAACCAAACAATCAAAACAATCAATCTATGGGACTGAAAACGTGAACGAAACTAAAACCACCACCGCCATCAACGCGGCCGTCATCGTCATCGGCAGTTATCACATGGCCGCCTCTGTTGCCTTCGGCGCGGCAGTCGGCGCCAGCCTGTTTATCTTGAGTCAAAACCAAC